AAAACAAAAACAAAAACAAAAACAAAAACAAAAACAAAAACAAAAACAAAAACAAAAACAAAAACAAAAACAAAAACAAAAACAAAGATATAATTGAATAAAATAAAAAAAACGATATAGATATAATATAATACACACTCATGATTCCACCTCCTATTCAAATACCACATAATGACAAAGTGAATACTAGACCACGGTATGATACCATTATTTATGTACCAAAACAGGACATCGAACATCACTATGAGAAAAAGAGTAGTATCAAGACATGTATTCGTTACTTGTGTTATTGTTTTTGTTGCAAATAAATATAAACTACTTATATTTATTTCACACTGTCTTATAACTTAATTTTATTTGCTATAACAGTTTTTAGTAAAATTACTACTATTTATTCAGTGAATATACTGAATACATTTATTGTAACATAGTCACATTTTTGGTACGGGTTTTTTTGAAAAAGTCGTGTATTTATTTCATTACCTTTTATTTGGATGTAGGTCTATGTAAAAACCAAAGTAAAATACATAGTAATACAATACCACAACTCACCAACCATATGGTAATATGATTCGTTGCAAAATATTCCATGGTTCGATGGGCATCTTTCGAGCACGTAATATAATAATATCCATTAACAATATCATTTGAAAAATAAGTATTTGACGTAGGTATAATATTGTTTCTACGAAATAATAATGGGTAGATTATATACGCCTGTGGTTGTGCTTCTCGCATGATGTAAGCATCAATATGTTCATTGATATGACTCTTGTATTGTTTTAGTATGGTGGTATAAAATCGTTTATGAATAATGTAACACGATGTACCATGAATGGAAGACGTTTTATAGATAGATGGGTACGTAGTATGTTCAACGGTGGAAAATGGAATATACCATCCTCCCAACACAATGATATTCCAAGTAGGATGGGTAGTGATAAAGCGGTGAATATGTTTTTTAATTGATGTACTCATACGAGAACTAGTTGTTAGATTATCTTCTGTAATACAAATGTATTCCATATCGTGTGCAAGGGCATACTTATACATTGAAATATGACTTAAAAAACAACCGACTTTACCATTGGTTTTATGTTTTTCAAAATGAAAAAATTCTGTTGTGATACCATAATTCATAAGGGCCTTTGTTGTGCAAGCAATCCGTTCTTGATTTCCATTGGTAATGCTATAAAATGGTATCTTCATCATCATACTATTAGTACGGAATTGATTTAAATTATAAATCCACGACTTTTTGTGAAAAAGCCGTACCAAAAATGTTACGATATAGCAAATAAAATTCACCGTCTTATAAATCATTAACCATAAAAGATGATGAAAAAAAGTAAAAAGTATTTTCACAGTTTTTTCCAAACCCTTTTCACTCTATTTATTTGCTATAACAGAATTATATAGTATTATTTATATAGTTTATTCAGTATATAAATAATACTATATTCTGTTATAGCAAGTTTTGGGGGTAAGGCCTTGGTTTTTTCATTCTATTTTATTTTCGATAACAGAATATAGTACGTTTTTGGGTAAAGCCTTTTGTGAAAAAAATTTGAAAAGAAAATAGATTATTATTCCTATTACAATAATAAATAAAAATAAAAATTGTTTCCAATAAATTGCACATTGTTGAAGAAAACGAATGATATATGTACTACGATAATAATAATGAAATCTTCCTAATAAATTATTAATGACGGGATTAGAAAAATATAGATTGGTTGATTTTATTTGATTGTCTCTATGAAACAATAAGGGAACACATACATACGGTATGTATGCCAATTCATTGATTACATTGTCAATATGTTCACATGTTGTATCCGTTATATAGTTTTTATAACGAGATAAGATACGTTCATATAATCGTTTATGAATGATATAAAAACTAGTCCCATGTGTAGCATGTGTTTCATATAATGTAGGATAAGTGGTGCTTTTATATGCTGTACATGGATTAGTAATCCAACCACCCAAGTATATAATTTCCCATCTTGAAGATTGGAGTGCGAGAGATACATCATTCATCACATTACGACATTCGTTTTCTGTGACACCTGCACTACAGATGTTATCTTCTGCAATACAAATGGATGATAATTGATGTTTTTTAGCATAACGAAAGAGTTCAATATGACTTAAAAAACAACCGATTCGTCCATTTGTTTTATGTCTTGGAAAGGTATGAACAGTATAAGACCATTTATATTTATATTGTTGTAAGGAGTGAATTGTGTGTTGTAATCGTTCTTTATCACCATTTGTAACGATATGAACAGTGATCATACTTATCTAAAATTATATTTCTTCTATAAGTGTTTATTTTCACGGCTTTTTCACAAAAACCCGTACCAAAAATGTTCAAGGCCTTTTCACAAAAGGCCTTACCCCCCAAAACTTGCTATAACAGAATGTTAATTAATATAATGGTTTATTCAGTATATTCAGTGAATAAATACTACTATATTCTGTTATAGCAAATAAATAGAGTGAAAAAGATGTGAAAATGTTACTATAACAGAATTTATCATGTTACAATAAATGTACTCAGTATATTCACTTAATAGTAAAAGTACTACTAAAAACTGTTATAGCAAATAAAATTAAGTTATAAGACAGTGTTTATTTTACAAGGGTTTTTTTTATCATTAGAGTTGTTTAAATTCAAAATATGTATAACCATTTTGTAATAACAATTCAATAAGACGTTCAGGTGTATAAGGACTTAATAAACCTTCCGATTCTTGAATCATAGTAGCATCATATAATAGTGATCCGACCACTTGACTACAATACGTAGGATGTGATCGTTTTGACCATCTTATAGGTTTTGGTGAAGGATGTCGGTACACTTGATAGATACAAGTAAATTTTTTTATAAAATCTAGTAATGGTTCTTTTACAATCACCCATTTTCCGACATACGTATACGTTTGTAAAATGTGTTTTTTATACTTTCCTGGTGTAGCATTAATTAGGTATTTTATTCCATTCTCTTCAATAACCAGTAATGTATGAGCAATACCATAATTAAAATATTGAGTGATAGCCTCCGTAAAAGAATAATTTGATATGTACTCTTTTGTAAACACAATATCACCATGTTTAAATTGATTGTATATGGTGATTGCAGAAGATAACATGGGATACGAATAATGTTGTGATGTAGTAATAACACTTTTATGTTTGAAAAAAATATGAATCATGTACAATACAAAAGGTAAAAGTAAAATAAGTAATGTATTTATATAAATTGATAAGATACATACTGATACAATGATGACAAAATAAAATGAAATAATCGTAAAAAACATAATTCTATTATCTATTATCTATTTATATATATAAACATATTTATACTAGTATAAATATGATTAGTAATGAATTACTACTAGTAATTATTTCGTTATCGATACTATTGTTTCTTTCTTATACGTTACATATTTCTTTTATCTTACTCGTATTGGTATTCTATGTTGTATGTGTCATTTATTTTTCAATACGTGTCAAAATACATTCAACGAAAGAATATGAAAAATATAAAAGAACTACGACTAGTGCTATACCAACTATTGTTTATACATATTGGCATTCTGAACAACTTCCTCATACCGTTCAAAAATGCATTACCTCATGGAAACGTCATTTGAAAGGATACACAATTCATGTTATTAATGAAAAAAATATAAAAAAGTATAGTTCTTCTTATGTAACATGGAAACCATCATTTACCCATCAACAACGTGCAGATTTATTACGCTTAGAAGTACTACAACATACAGGTGGAATATGGATGGATGCAACTATTTATTTAAATGATTCATTAGATTGGGTTCATTCCTATCAACATGCAGAAAAAAGTGAATACGTAGGGTTTAAATTAAATGGATTTCAAAGGACTTCTACTCCAGTGGTTGAGAATTGGTTTATGGCTAGTGTTCCTCATTCTGCTTTTATTCGAGATTGGAAAGATGAATTTAGTAACATTATTCATTATTCATCAACATCTGATTTTGTAGAATCATTACGAAATAAAAAAGTTGATTTTCAAGGAGTAGAAGATCCATATTATTTAACCATGCATATTAGTTGTTTGGCAATACTAAAACATAATAATACCTATTCATTAAGTTTATTAACTGCAGAAGACGGACCATATAAATATTTGTCTAGTTGTTGTATGACAAGTGTATTTTTTCCATTTGTGTTTTTATTGTTTCAAGGACAAGAAGCACCTATTGTTAAGTATCGTGGAATTGAACGTACTATTCTTGAATATAGTAGTATGTTTCATTTATTAAAGTAAGTTAAACTTTATATAATATATAATATAAATGAAACTTCATGTTATTACAAATGGAGATCCAATACGAAAAAATAATGTAAAAAAAGCACTAGATTGTTATTCCATACCATTTACATTTCATGAATATAAACGAAACAAAACAAATGGTAAATTGGGTTGTTTTATGAGTCATATTGAATTATATCGTTATGCAAGGTATCATAAGAAAGAGTATATATGGATTGCTGAAGATAACATTACAAATGCATATGAGTATACTACTAATACGATATGGAATGATATTCAGACATTTATAAAAAAGGAACGTCAATGGTATATATTGTTTATTGGTGGATGGTTTCAACATGTTGTATCCTATGAAAAAACAGACTATCCACGTATTTGTAAAACCAATTCATTACATGGATTATCATGTTATATGATACATGAACGTTTTTATAACCTAGTATTAGATCAATACGAAGCACATACAACTAATGATATCGATTGCTATTTACAATCTTTATCTACAAATCGTGCATATATTTTATATCCTATATTATTTTATCGAGATTGTTCAATCGTATCTACAAATACTCAGAACGTACCTAATACATATATTAATTTATGGAGATCATTTTATCATCAACCTGTTTTATTACGACTACAAGAATGGATGATTTATAATGGTATGATGAATTATACAACAAATAGTATTATTCTACTAGTTCTATTATTTTTATTATATTATATAGGACGTATTATTTACACGGTTTTTTCACAAAAACCCGTACCAAAAATGGTACGATAACAGAATGTATGATGTTACAATAAATGTACTCAACGTTTACCTTGTCGACCGTTTTCAATAAAATATTATTCTTAATTATTTTAATTAAGAATATACGTATAAACACGATACATAAATATAATATATTTATAAATATAATCAATATTATGAGAAAATAAAAACGGTCAACAACGTAAAACGTATTCACTGAATAAATAGTAAAAGTACTACTAAAAACTGTTATAGCAAATAAAATTGAGTTATAAGACGGTGCATCATTATAATTTCCATAGTAGATATACTATAAGTAGTATGCTGCTACATAGTATTGTATTTTTTATAATTCCTACATTTTTATAATATAAAATAATACTTATAATAAACACAACCATAACACACGCTATTTTTACTGTAGTACTACAAGTTGAATTTCGATAAAGTGTTGGGTACAGTATTTTAGTAGACGTAGGTACAATATGATAATATGCATTTGGTATCATTTTTATTATATATGAAAATGAATTTAATCGTGTTGTAACTGGAATGTTTCTAGATAATTTTTTATTGTTGTGTATGGAATATAATTGTAATCTAGGTTTATAATAGGTCTTGGTTTTATACGATTGAAGTAGATGTTCTATTTCTGATTCTACTGTTTCATATGAAATAGGTAATTTTATAAAAGATGGATACGGATGATAATGAGTAGCAAGTGTGTTTTTTATTTTATATTTATATAATTCACGAAATGAAACCATATTATTCTTATAATATGATTCTTCTACCCACATTTATTATATCTTTTTTTACTATTTAACACGACTTTTTTCAAAAACAGTAGTATATATTAATCTATTATCAAGGTCTTTTCACAAAAGGCCTTACTCCGCTCATGGCGGATACCCCAAAACTTGTTATAACAGAATATCAATTAATATAATGGTTTATTCAGTATATTGACTGAATAAATAGTAAAAGTACTACTGAAAACTGTTATAGCAAATAAAATTAAGTTATAAAACAATGTCTATTCTCAAAAAAAACAGAATCACTGTTATCCAACCACGATTTTTTATTTTACTAAATAAAAAATTACGCAGAAAAAGTACTAGTCTAATTAATTTTTTTATCAAGGTATTTTTTATTTTTATTTTGTTTTATAACTCAATTTTATCACGGCTTTTTCAATATTATACTACTATGTACAATTATTAAAGATACGGATTCTTAGACTGTTCGATAATATCATTAGTTGAAACCATACCTTTATGTTGATACTTTTTGTCCAAAGAAAAAATAGCAGTAAACGTTACCTGACGTAATGTATTGTACTGCTGAAGAAACTCCATCATATTGTCATCACGCATCGTACGAAACAATTCCTCTCCAATCGTCACATACGAATCAAGAATTTGTCGTTCTTCTACCATGCGTTTTTCTTTTTGGTGCGCCACGTAAACACGCTGTTTGAACTTTTTCTCATCCAACGCACCCTTTAAGTACGCAATACGATCCACATCACGATCATCACGCACCGCCAATTGAATCAAGGTCACTTGACGATGATGTACACATTGTTGATACAAATGTTGAATGTACAATTGTTGCTCTTCCGTTGCCCCCCGTTGAATGATTCGCAAGATGTGACGAAAGGACGGAATCGGACCACATCCACCATGATCTTGACGATGACGAGGATCATGAATGTTGCCCGCTCGTAATGCTTCAAAATAGTGCGGATTGTGAATGACACCCGTTTCCACTTGTCCCGTATTCCATGAAAATGCCGTGTGACATTGAATACAAAACATTTGATCACATCCATCGGTCTTGTAAATACGGCAATGACATTTCGGACACGGTTTTGTACTACGTTTTAATTCTTCCACCGTCGCCACATCATCTGCATGACATTCGTGACCATCCACTAGTTCTTTCGAACAGGACTTGCATACTTTGACCGCACACAATCCACATACATAAGAAGCATCAAGAAATCCCCGACATTCACCCATCGGACATTTCATGATCATTTCCTTGGTGTTTTTTTCAATGCGTTTGGTTTCCCATTTGTACAAATCTCGTTGTTTAACATTCAACCGATCTGAAATATCTTTTTCAATTGCTCGTTGCGTACTGACCAATTGATCTTCTTTTTCCGAATTACATTCACGAATCCGTTGTAATTCAATCATATCACGCTGGATAGCATCAACTTTCATTTGACGTTCCGCTTCGGATTGTAATGCTGGTAAGTACGTTTTCTCTTCTTCAAACAAAATGGTTTCTCGCATCGCACGATACTCGTCTCGTAAAAAGGAAGCAGGCAATGTCTCTTGGATAAATTCCATCTTCCATTCTTTTCGACAATTCATACAATGTGGTTGATGAACCGATTGCAACAAGTATCGTTTCACACATGACGCACATGCTTGGTACCCACAAGCACACTCAATCATTTTATGTGTCGTTTTATTGTATGATTCGGTACAAATGTTGCAAGCGGGAACTTCAGGTTTTTCTTTCTTTTCCTTGATTATTTTTTCCTTTTTTTCCTTGATTACTTTTTCTTTCTTTTCTTTTTTTTCCTTTGTACCGGTCTCCTTTTCTAGAGACACAGCAGCACCCGGATGCATCATTTCGGTTACTTCTGACATTTCTGCAATTTCTTCCTCTGTAAAATCAATAATAATCACTTGGCTGTTTGTCGACATGGTCTTGTACGTGAGAGATACTCTTTATGTTATTACTTTTTAATTTTCATTTTTTCATTTTCTTACTTTTTTTTATTATGCCTTCGGAGCACAAGTACATAATGGACTTTCATTTTGAAGTAATGTATCCCACTCGTCATTTGCCAGGTCCTCTTTTTGTATTGTAAATTCATCTGTAAAAATAAAAAGAAAATGGTATGTTTTTATCGATAATAGATAGTGAAAAAGCCGTGGATAAAAAATGAAAATCAATTTATTCGTTTAGAACAAGTACCTTTGACGACGACATGACCGACACGATGATTACGATCCACGTGCCCATTACAAATGAATACGTACCCATGCCCGCCTCTTCTGCATCGTTTCACGAATATTCGTGGTCTGATGTAGAAGATCAAGACGACCAAGAATACGAAGACGACCAAGAATACCAAGATGAAGACGGCCAAGAATACCAAGAAAATGTTTCTCCTCAAACCTTGTATACACTCGGTGAACGTATAGGTGATGGTACTACTGCGGTTGTTTACAAGGCTACTCATTCCTTTTATGGACAAGTAGCCGTGAAAAAGTTTTATGCTCGTTATTCTTTCAATGCGATTCGAGAAGTTGAACTCATGCGGTCTGTAGAAAACCACCCGCAATTCATGAGTGTGCTTGATACATGGGTAGATGAAACGAATTTCTGTTCCTACGTTGCTATGGAATTACTCGATGGTGACTTGTTGAGTCTCATTGAAGAGAACAGTATGTCCAGTAAGGATATGGTAGAGTGTGCCTATCAACTCATAAAAGCGGTCGAGTACCTTCATGCGAAACATATTGTCCACTTTGACTTGAAACCCGAAAACATTGGTTACATCAAACAGTCTAATGGAAGTATCCAGTACAAGATCTTGGACTTGGGAACTGCAGAAATGTTTTCTTATGTAGCGAAACCTTCTTTTCAAGATAGTGTCAATAATGGAGAGACCGTATTAAGTACGATTCAATATCGGTCCTATGAAGCCATTGTGTTGAATGGAAAACATGTTCATAATGAAAAAAGTGACATATGGTCTTTGGGTTGTATCATATATGAACTGATGATGGGAGATCAATTATTTCCGATAGCGAGTGAAAATACGATCGAAACCAATCACAGCATCTTGGAAAAAGGACTACAACGAGTTCATAAGATGAGTATTCAATCCTCGGAAAATCAATTGCTCATTCAGGTAATGATAAAGTGTTTAGCTAAACATCCAGTCACACGGTACGGAGCACATGACTTGTATCACTTTTTTATGGAAGAAGAAATGAACCAAATTGACTAGACTAGTGTACAAGACCCCAAAACTTGCTATAACATAGTTTTTAGTAATAGTAAATTGTTTATTCACCGTATTATAACTCAATTTTATTTGCTATAACAGTTTTTAGTAGCAATTTTATTATTTATTCAGTGAATATACTGAGTACATTCATTGTAACATCATAAATTTTGTTATCGTACCATTTTTGGTACGGGTTTTTGTGAAAAAACCGTGAATAAATAGAGTGAAAAAGATATGAAAAGGTACGAAAAGTAATAAAAAATAGAAAAAAAAGAGATACATAATCGTATGATACATACGATTATCACACTACTCTTATTACTAAAAAAAATCACCATCTTATAACTCAATTTTATTTGCTATAACAGTTTTTAGTAGTACTTTTACTATTTACTCAGTGAATATACTGAGTACATTTATTGTGACATCATAAATTCTGTTATCGTACCATTTTTGGTACGGGTTTTTGTGAAAAAGCCGTAAAAAAATGAACATCACATCTAGTACATGATACATGAATAATAATAATACAATGGACAAGTGGTCAAATCATACTCGGCATAATGAACGACGTGAATATGTATTTTCACCGCATGATAATACCATAACTGTCACATGTCATAATGTGGAATACTATGACACCTCATATGGAGAGGATAAGACGATCGTATCCTCGATTGATGTTGATGGTGGATTACTTTTATCAATTGGTGGTGTACTTGTATCAACCGATCAACACGAATATACCATAGGTACGATTGTATCTCCTACATGGGTAGGATATAAAACTATTGCTATTGTGATGACTGTTGAAAAAAAGAATACATAATATAAAAAAATGGATTAAAAACACGGCTTTTTCACAAAAACCCGTACCAAAAATGTTATTATAAATGTACTCAGTATATTTACGTAATAAATAGTAAAAGTACTACTAAAAACTGTTATAGCAAATAAAATTGAGTTAGAAGACGGTGATAAAAATGGTGAATGTGTAAAGGTATAGAGTAAATGATTTTTTTATTACAAAAAGTAATAAAAATATAGTCTACGGTGAGACTTGAACTCACGGCCTATCACTTAGAAGGTGATCGCTCTATCCAACTGAGCTACGCAGACTAATTACAGTTATACAATATACAATTGTATGCTATATATTATCAGTTTAAATAGTAATATCATTAACTACATACAATCGGTATGTTGTATATAATTATTTCTATTACATGTACGTAACCATATCCTATAAAAAATGAAAATTGAAAAAAATAGATAGTAGAGTTACTCTCATTCAGCAACAGAATCATGTCTCGTATTCAAATCGAAAACTTTATCGCTATCGCCAACGAACGTTTGTTTCAAGGAAAACAATTGGATGCGTTGAACACCATTTGGAAAGAAGTGACGCATTTTGAAACATGCAAAGTCGAAGTAAAAGCAGGTGATCGTATCGGTCAATTATGTGGCAAAGCCTGTATCAAAGGAAAAGAAACGTGTATGTGTCATCAACCTCGTCCAGTAAAGGTAAAAGTGGAAAAAGTAGAAAAACAACGTTGTGGAAAAGAAGTACAAAAAGGAAAATGCATTCGTTTCTGTGTCGATGGACTAGATGTATGCAAGTACCATCAACCCAAGGATGCGCCGGTTATGTGTACCTTCCAGTTGGTATCTGGTAAACGCAAGATGACCGAATGCGGAAAACCCTGTGCTTCTGGTCTCAACATGTGCAAACGTCACTTGATGGAAAAGAAACCGGTTGAAGTAAAACCTGTTGAAGAAGAAAAATCTATTGAAGCGAAACCTGTTGAAGAAGCAAAACCAGTTAAAGTAAAGTCGGTTAAAGTCAAACCTGTTGAAGAAGTGAAACCTGTTGAAGTGAAACCTGTTGAAGTGAAACCTGTTGAAGTGAAACCTGTTGAAGAAGCAAAACCAGTTGAAGCGAAGCCTGTCGAAGTCAAATCCGTTGAAGCAAAGCCTATTGAAGTCAAATCCGTTGAAACGAAACCTATCGAAGTCAAATCCGTCGTGTCAGAGCAGGTACAAGAGGAGAACAAGGTACAATGTGATTTTTTGTTAAAATCAGGTGCCCGAAAAAATCAACCCTGCGGTAAGAAGTGCGTGTCTGGTCAACGTAAATGTGTTCTTCATGTATCATAAAAAATAAAAAAATGGTAAAAATAATTAGTAATAAAATGATTACTAATATTAATACTACTATGAGTTACGAAATTGAAATGATTCCAATAAAACAAAAAAGTACTAAAGACGATATTGAATATGGTTTTGAAATTGAATTTCCACGATTTATCTTACATAATACATCATCGTCACCCACGTTGAAAAATAAAAAAATAATATATAGAAAAGAAATAAACCTAGATGGTCAACGTATTACAATCGAAGTGACTCCAGAAGAACAAGCAAAAGACGTTTTTTTTATTGAAACACAAATTGGTGTATTTAACGACAATATCAAACAAATCACACATATGAATAATGATATCTTTACACGTGTACTAGGTCATCTAAAAGAAGTTATGATGAAATATTGTGACGATTCACCACCTTTTTCCATAAAAGATGTTGAAAAATCAATATGTGATTCAAATGAAAGTCCTGTGGTAACGTCGTCTACTGTAGTGTCTGATGAGGACGAAGACGAAGATATACAATGGACTCCATCACCAATCAAAAAAACATGTGTGTTTTGTCCGATTATGTTTACGCCATATCAAATTGATATTACTAGTATCAAACTTATATCATCTTCTACCTTTATCCTAACCGTACCTATACCAAATGATAGAATACAAGTCGGTGATAAAATACAGATTCGTGGTACAGAATACCATGATGGAATATATAGAATGACAGAAAAACAATCAACCGTATCATTCGTCATAAATAGCATTGGATATAAATATGAAGAAAGAACGTCTACTAATGGTACATTATATAGTATGTTTGAAACAACATCTCATCTAACTGTATCTATTGATATATCTTATTACACTAAATTATTTTTCTTTAATCTACTATTATTAGAAAAAATGGGTAGTAGAATGGGTATAGATTTTTATGAATATGATAAAAAAATATATGAAAAGATAACCCAGTATATCGATACAATTGATTTTACGAATGAACTCGAAAAAGAAAGAACACAAGGGTTTTTATTATATATTTTGTATATTATATCGAGTGTTAATGTATGGCAAGAACATGGCGGAGATTATCTAAAACAAGTAGTAACTCTAAAACCACGAATATCAATAACATCCTTATTTAATTCATTTGATAAACCATTACAAAAAACGATTTTATCGCTACCGATTACTCCAATGTTAAATGATATATTTTATGTTACTAGTGATAATATTGAGGTAGATCTTTCCACTATAATAGATAATTTACGAAAAATGTACCATGGTGATATACCTAAAGATGTAGACAGTACCAATGATGCTTCATTACATTCATTTGTGTGTATGGTAAATATGGAGCAAACGGAACTATTTGATTTTACAATAAAAAAACCGTATCAAACGTGTGTTGAATTCAGGTCAACATTTAATTTTACATCATTGGAAGACATTGAATCATATTTTTTTACTCAACTTCAATCCATGTTTTATCATTTGAATCAAGATAGTTTTTTTCTTGGTAAAAAGAAAGTAAACAAAAGAAAATTGAACAGTACAAACAAACGTAAATCCAATAGTAAAAATAAACGTAAGTTCAAAGGTAAAAACAAACCTAAATCCAAGGGTAAAAACATGTAATAGTTACCATTCTGTTATATAAAGTGTTGGGGTATCCGCCCTGAGCGGAGTAAGGTCTTTTGTAATGATATCGTTGCTAGTAGTAATAAGATAGCACAACATAAATGCCATACTAATGTATAATATGGA